GTTGTAAGTATGGATGTGAGGGATACCGTTCAGGGTATACTCCCATCTCTGATGCGTATTTTTAATTCTACTGAGAGGACAGTGGAGTACGCCCCTCAGGGCCCAGAAGACGTGGAGGCCGCAAAGCAGGCGACAGAGTACGCAAATTTTATTATTAACAGAGACAATAATGGCTTTGTGGAGCTCCACGCAGCTTTCAAAGATGCGTTAATACGTAAAGTCGGTGTTCTAAAATGCTATTGGGACGACAGGACAAAATACGAGACACATGATTTAAGTGGCTTAGATGATAACGCGCTAAACGCTCTTATGTCTGACCCAGCCGCTGATGTAGAAATAGTTGCATCTGAGCCTATGGGCGATCCTATAATGGATCAGAATACAGGAGAAATATTACCATCTCCAATGATGCACGCTGTTAGAGTTACTTACACGCACCCAGACGGACGTGTAAAATTAGAAGCTGTGCCATGTGAAGAGTTTCTCATTTCTCGTGAGGCAAAGTCTATTGAGCAAAGTGACTATGTGGCACACCGGCGTATCGTCACAGTTTCTGAGCTTGTGTCTATGGGTTATGACTTCGACGAGGTTTCATCATTAGCGTCAGCTCACGACGACATGAATACAAACGTCGAGAGAACCACACGTAACCCAGCCTTAGCTAATGAAATGAATGAGCGTGACGACGACGCAATGAAAAAAGTTCTATATGTCGAAAATTACATAAAAGTCGATTACGACATGGACGGCATTGCAGAGCTTAGAAAGATATGCACAGCCGGCGACGGCAATAAAATTTTAGCTAACGAACCTTGCGGCATGGCCCCGTTTGCGTCGTTTTGCCCAGATCCAGAAGCCCACGACTTTTACGGTATGTCAATTGCCGACGCCGTAGCCGACGTCCAGCGCATTAAATCTAACATCATGCGTAACACGTTAGATAGCTTAGCTATGTCTATTCATCCACGGGTTGCCGTGACTGAAGGCATGGTAAATTTAGATGACGTCTTATCAACTGAGGTGGGCGCCATAATCAGGCAGAGAAGCGCCGGTCAGGTTCAGCCACTTTCTATGCCGTTTGTCGGCCAGCAAGCATTTCCAGTTTTACAATATATGGATGAAGTCAAAGAAGCTCGTACAGGCATATCTAAGGCATCTGCCGGATTAGATGCGTCAGCTCTACAGTCTTCTACGGCGGCAGCGGTAAATGCTACCGTTACGGCGGCGCAGCAACACATAGAAATGATTGCTAGAATTTTTGCTGAGACAGGCATGAAGCGCCTGTACGAAATTGTTTTATACTTAATAACCACGCACCAAGACGCTCCTAGGATGGTTCGCCTTACAAATGAATTTGTGCCAATCGATCCTCGCGTATGGAACTCTAAAATGGACGTATCTATAAACGTGGCGCTTGGGCGTGGTTCAGATAGTGAGCGCATGATGATGTTGCGTCAAATTGGAGAAATGCAGAAAGAGGCAATGCAAACTATGGGCGCCGTCAACCCACTAACTGACATTAATAAACTAGCTAATACATTGAAGTCTATGACTGAGTTAGCTGGTTTTAAAGATACGTCACAGTTCTGGAGTGACCCAGCCCAGTTTCAGCCACCGCCACAAGAGGATAAGCCAGATATTAATGAGCAACTTATCGCGGTACAGATACAGCAAATACAGGCCGACATACAAAAGAAAGTTGCTGAGCTACAATTAGAACGCGAAAAAATGATAATGGATGATGATCGTAAGCGTGACGAGCTGGACGCAGAGTTGTTTGTAAAAGCTGAAGAAATGCAAGCTAAATACGGCACACAACTTAACGTCGAAAAAATTAGATCTGATTTAGCTATTAACAGAGAAGTTATGAAAGCTCAGGCCGACATAGTTAAAGGTTCTATAGATGACGAAGAGTAAACAACAAATTATTGACGATGGCCGGTATGCTGAGCGTTTAATGGGTGACGTCGATTTTAATAGAATGCTAGACGAAATAAAAGGGGATTGCCACTTACAGTTTGAGTTAACTGACATTGGCGATAAGGATGGCCGCGAGGCTATTTATATGAAATTGCGTGGTGTTGAAGCCGTCAGGCAGGCGCTGCGTGCAATGATTGATAACGCGAGTATTGAAATAAAATCAAAATAGTCGCATAATAGGAGATAATTTGATGTCAGAAGTCAACAACCCACAAGGGAATGATCTGCAATCAGCACAAAATGCAATTAGGCAACTACTTACGCCCGAAGAGGATAACGTAACGGAGCCGAACGCGCTTGAGGCCGAAGAGACACAAGAAGAAGTTGTCGAAGAAGCCGAAATGCCTGAAGAGGAAGTTTCTCTAGAAGAAGCTGAACCGGAGGGCGAACTTGAAGTCGAAGAGGAAGCTGAAGAACTCGAAGACCAATCTTTTGACATACTTGCACATACTGTGGAGGTAGACGGTGAAGAGATTACAGTTGAAGAGCTCCGACGTGGAAACCTGAGACAGAAAGATTACACACGTAAGACGCAAGAGTTAGCTGACGCAAAACGTAGTATGCAAGCTCAATTCGAAGAAGTCGAACGTGAACGTGCTCAGTATGCTCAACTACTTCCAGCTTTGGAAGAGCGGTTGAACTTACCAGCGGAACAGGAGCCGGATTGGGATAAACTGTACGACACAGACCCCGTGATGGCAGCGAAAGCAGAGCGTCAATGGAATAAGCAGAAGGAAGAACGTAAAGGTCAACTGGATGCTGTACGCCAAGAGCAAGAAAGAATGGTTAAAATTAACGAAGAGAGGAACGCGCAAATGCACGCTCGATACGTTGATGAACAAAGACAGATCTTGCCTGACCTCATACCTGAATGGCGCGATACTAAAGTCGCCAAGAAGGAAGCTACAGAGTTACGTGATTTTCTCATAAACGAAGGTTTTACTGAGGAAGACGTAAGTGGACTAGCAAATGCTTCGCTCGTGAAGTTAGCTCGAAAAGCCATGTTATATGATCGAGGACAAACTCGTGCAACTAAGGCAAAGACTAAGCCTAAGCCGAAGTCCAAGACACTAAAAACTGGATCTCGAAACTCACAGCCAAAACCGAAAGCGGCACACACACAAGCGCTTCAGCGCGTAAAACAGACTGGCCGTGTGCAAGACGCAGCGGCTGCAATTAACACGTTACTAAGTAATAGGAGGCCATAATGGCTATTGTAGCAAACACATTTACGGGCTATTCGGCTGTAGGTATTCGTGAAGAATTATCTAATATAATTCAGAATATTTCGCCAGAAACTACGCCCTTCATTTCTAACGTTGGTTCAGAAAATGTGACCAACACTTACTTTGAGTGGCAGGAAGACTCGCTTGCCGCTGTTTCGACTACGGCGCAGATTGACGGTGATGATGTAGCATCATTTGCCGCTACAGCCGCGACTACTAGAAAAGGTAACTATACCCAAATTCTACGTAGAACCACAATCATTGCAGACAACCTTGCAGACCAAGATACTGCAGGCCGCACCAACGAATTAAGTTACCAATTGGCCAAGCGAGGCAAGGAAATTCGTAGGGATTTAGAGGCAACAATGCTTCTAAATAATGCCGCAGTTGCAGGGAACGCAAGTACGGCGAGAGAAACTGGTGGCTTAGGTGCTTGGATTGCAACTAACGAGAATGTCGGTACAGGCGGCGGTTTAACAACCGGTGACGGTACAACAGCTCGTACAGATGCAAGTGCCGGTAATATGCGTGCATTCACAGAAACCATTTTGAAGGATTCAATGCAGCAAGCATTCGTATCCGGTGGTGAGCCTTCAATGCTAATGGTTGGGCCGGTTAATAAGCAAAAAGTATCAGCTTTTGCCGGTGTTGCAGCGCAACGTTACCAAGCTCCATCTGATAGCCCAACCACCATTATAGGGGCCGCTGACGTCTATTTATCCGATTTCGGAACTTTGTCTGTGATCCCTAACAGGTTCCAGCGTGAGCGTGACGGATGGTTACTAGACCCAGAATATGCGTCAGTAGCTTACCTACGTCCGATCCAACAGGTTGAGCTTGCGAAAACTGGTGACGCTGAGAAGTCAATGATCTTGGTGGAAGCTGGTTTGAAAGTTTCAAACGAAGCTGCACACGCAATCTGTGCAGACTTAACTTCATAATAATAGTCAGGGCGGCGCAAGTCGCCCTACTTTAACTCAGGGGAAACCAATGGGTCAGAAACGTTTATTTGATAAAGATCCTATGATGGGAACGTCTACTTACTGGCACGTTACAGATAAGGGCGAATATATGCTGGAAACGGTTCAAGACGTTACGGCAATAGCTGATAGAAATAAAAAAGAATACAACCAAGCACCTAATAAATATGGGGATGTAAATAAGGTAGCATCTATTCCACTTTCCGTGTATTATGAATTAAAGCGTCAGGGCATAGTCGATGACCCTAAGGCTTTACGTAAGTGGTTAAATGATGGCGATAATAGAGTTTTTAGAACAAGGGCAGGCACACTGTGAGTATAACAAATTACACTGATCTAAAAAATACAATCGCTGATTTTTTAAACAGAAGTGATTTAACAGCGGTCATTCCAACATTTATAAGTTTAGCTGAAGCAGATATTAACAGAAATTTGCGGCACAGACTTATGGAGAATAGAGCCACAGCTACAGTTAATTCTAGATACAGTGTATTGCCCACAGATTTTTTAGAGCCCATTAGATTACATTTAGAGGGAACTAACCATAATCCTCTGGAGCTCGTAAGCTTATTTGAAATGCAAAAGAAAAGAGCTGCTTCTCAGGATGTGGCTAACAAACCATTATTTTATGCCTTAACTCAAAGTGAAATAGAATTGTTCCCGACGCCTAATGTTAATTACGACTTGGAGATGTATTACTATGGAAAAGTGCCGGCTTTAAGTTCGAGTACGGCTACTAATAATATTTTGACTAGTCATCCAGACATATACTTATACGGCAGCCTTAGCCACAGCGCACCTTACCTAGCAGAAGATCCAAGAATACAGGTATGGGCAGGGTTGTATAAAAATGCTATAGACGGCGCAAATCAAGAAAGTCAAAGATCTAAAACTAGTGGATCTGGCATGAGTATGAAAATAGAGGCGTACTAATGGCGACTATTGTAAAACGTGCAACTAAAGGCGCTCCGCTTACGCATGATGAAGTTGACGCTAACTTTGAGAACTTAAACACAGGTAAGATTGGCGCTACTGGCGGCACAGTAAACGATGATGCAATCGTAAATTTTGGTAATAACACTGATTTACAAATTTATCACAACACAACTGGCAACGATGGTTACATTAAAAACAACACTGGTGAGTTATATATTCGTGGTGATAATATTACTCTTGGTGCAGTAGACGCGACAAGCCCAACATTTATTACAATGGACGAGAATGGCGCTGTCGAGTTATTTTTTAACAATAGCAAAAAGTTAGAAACAACGACAGATGGCGTAACGGTAAATGGTGCATTAACTGTTACTGGCGGTTTTACAACAGCAAGTCTTACTGTTTCTGGTGCGCTTAGTGCTGACAATTTAACAGCTACAAATGCACTTACGTCTGGTTCGGTTGTAACAGGATTAATTACGGCTAGTGGGGTGGTGACAAGCGCAGGGCTTACGTCAACTGGCGATGTATCGGTAACAGGTAATGTGACAGCAAGCGGAGATATGTCTGCAAGCGGTATTACTGCAACATCTGTTACTTCAACAGGAAATATAAGTGGTTCGGCTATATCGGCTACCACAGTGACAACAACAGGCGATATTACGTCTGGAAGTAATGTTATTGCTACTGGAAGTATTACTTCTGATAGCATAGCAGCAAATGGTTCCATCTCTGGTGGGGCTATCAGTTCAACAGGTGCGATAACGTCTAATGGCGGTATTAATTCTGTTGGCAATGTGACTGTAACTGGAGCGCTAAGTGTGACAGATGCAGAACAAACTAGGTCAAACCTCGATGTCGATAGGGCAGGCGAGGCACTGGCCTTCAGTATAGCTCTTGGGTAGTTAGAAAAGGAGAAAATCATGGCTGACGCAGCAAAAGCTACAATGGAAGTTACAGTCCTTCCAGATGAGATTGCAAAAACATTCTCAGCAACAATGACTGTCACACCTGAAGATGCAAACGATAAATGGTATTACAAGCTATCTTCAGTAAACAACACAAGTTCAGACCTTATTGCAGGGTCTTTTGTGGATTATACCGCAGTAGACAGTTCTACAGCGCCTACGGCAGTAGCAACTACAGATAAAGTTAAGTTCCTTTATATTAAAAATGTAGATGGAAATAGCGGCTCTGTTTATGTTTGCTTTGACGCAGGGGCAGTAACAGCAACAACTGATGATGCTATTGTTTTAGGACCAAACGAAAGTTTTGCGGCACGTTTGCCGAATTGTGAAGTATCTAAAATTCACGCTATTTCGTCAGCATCTACTGTTGAGTGTATAGTTTGCGCTTTGCTTGACGATGTATAAGTAAGAGGTAAGCACATATGGCTAATACGTTTAAAAACTACACAGCGGCTTCAGTCGGTAAGTCTGAAGAAACTGTATATCAAGTTCCACAAGGAACAACGGCAGTGGTTATTGGATGTAATTTAGCCAATGTGCATACCGCTCAAATAAAAATATCTGTCAAGGCTGCATAT